GAAGCTGATGATGCGATAGCTTACTACACTCACATAAATAAGGAGAGAGAGAAGATTATCGTTATGTCATCTGATTACGATATGTGTCAGTTGTTGGATGACAACGTGAATATTTTCTTACACAATAAGAGATTTGTTCTCACCGTAGACAATTATTCCGAGATGTTCGACTATCACCATTCCAACGCAGTTATTATGAAGTTAATATCTGGTTGTAGTAGTGACGACATCAACGGTATTGCTTCTGTTAAGGAGAAAACATTAATGAAGTTCTTCCCCGATCTTAAGGTCAGGGAGATGAGTGTTGGGGAGATACTAATGGAGGCGAAGAAGTTAAGGGAAGAGAGGGGTAAGCCTTTAAAGTCCTTAGACAACATAATCAACGGGACGACAAAAGAGGGTACGTTGGGGATGGATTTTTACTCTCGCAATGAATCTTTGGTTACTTTGGACGGTAGGTTACTATCTGAAGAATCAAAGGAATACATTTCAGATATATCAGATTTACCTATTGACCCTGAGGGGAGAACAAAGAAGAATGTTCTGAAGATGATGTTGGAAGATGGTTTCATAGAGATGATACCAGGAAATGAAGATGGGTATATTACCTATTTAAAACCATTTATGAATTTAATAAAATCAGAAAAAAAAGTTACATTATGAAAAAGTATGACAATCAGAAGTTTGAGTTTCTTTTAAAGATTAACGGGAACATAATATGTCAGAGATATTTCAGTATCAAAGGATTTAACTATAAGTCTTTACGTTCTTTGGAGTTAAAGGAGTGTTCTTATGATGTCGTTGATATGATACAGTTGAGTTTAAAAGAGAAGGCTGAGGACTACCTTTGGAAGTATTATAACATGTATGAGGTTCAGAGACCTGAGAACGTTATTTACAAAGATGTTTTCGAGAAAGAGGATGTTTTTGATTTGGTAATAAAAGTTGATGGAAGGGAAAGATCAACCACTAGGTTCAGTGGAAACTTTTTCCCACCAAAAGTCAGATATTCTGTTGACATTAGAAGTTTAATACCTAAGATAATAAAGGAGATACAATACGTCCTTTCTCGTAGGGATTATACCAGCGAATATTTAGGAATCGAATTGTAAACCTCTAAAAGTTAAGCATGAATAATAATATAGAATCATTTGGATATTTGGGATATCAGTTTCAGTTGAAGTTGATAGGGCAGTTCATTTACGATAAGACTTTTGCCGACACCATAATATACAATATTGAAGCCAAGTATTTCGACAATCAGTACTTCCGTCTCATTATGGCGAATGTGAAGAACTATTATGAGAGATACGAAACCACCCCCACCTTTGAGGCATTGAGGCAGGTTATTAAGTTGGACACTTCCGATGAGATAACGCAACAATATGTCGAAGAGATTATCGTTGAGTTGGAAGGCATCAACCATGCCGATATAAAGTTCATTCAGGAGAAGTCCATTGAGTTCTGTAAGCAGCAGGAGTTAAAGAAGGCTATCATACATTGTTCTGGGATATTGGACAAAGGAGACATCGACAACTACGATGAGTGTGAGGAGGTGTTAAGGAAGGCATTATCCATTGGAACGGATCGTGACGATGGCATTGATGTTTTTGACAACATAGAGAATGTTTTGTCGGCAGAGTTTAGGAGTCCCATTCCTACGGGAGTAAAGGGATTGGATGAGTTAATGGAAGGTGGTTTATCGCGTGGAGAGTTGGGAATGGTTATTGCACCATTGGGTGTTGGTAAGACAACATTTATGACTAAGGTGGCGAACACCGCACAGAATGAAGGCAAGACGGTATTACAGATAGTCTTTGAGGACCACCCCAAGGTATTGCAGAGGAAGCATTACTCTTGTCAGACGGGTATCCCTTTGAATGAGTTGGAGTCGAGGAAAGATGAGGTGATAAGACATTTGGAAAAGATGCAGAGTGACCCATCGATAGGTAAGGTAATAATAAAGAGGATGACGGGAGAGAACGTCACCATTTCAAAGATACGACAGTTGATAAGGAAACACATCGCCAAGGGTATTAAGTTGGATATGATAATATTGGACTACATCGATTGTGTTGTCCCAGACTCACACCATAAGGATCAGTGGGTTGCTGAGGGATACATAATGAGGCAGTTTGAGAACTTAATATCGGAGTTTGATCTTATTGGATGGGTTGCCACTCAGGGTAATCGTTCTTCAATAAATGCCACTACGGTAACGACAGATATGATGGGTGGTTCAATAAAGAAGGCACAGATAGGACATTTCATATTATCTATCGCTAAGGACTTAACTCAAAAGGAGAGTGGTAGAGCCAACCTTGCGGTGATAAAGTCACGTTTCGGTAGGGACGGTGTTGTCTTTGAGAACATCAAGTTCGACAATTCCACCATAGTGATTGACACCGATGATATGGAGGAGTTGGCATATTTGGATTATGAGGACAGACAGCGTCAGAGACAGGAGAATAGGAACAGGGATTTGGCTCGGGACACTTTTAAAAAAATAAGTACCACCAATAAGGTCGAAAGAGAAAAACCAGAATATATATCAAATACTAACGACAGTGATATGTCGAAATTTACAAAGAAAATAGACGAGGGAGAGGAGGATCTCCCCTTCTAATAATAAGTTTTAAAAACGATAAACTAATCATGGAAGAGGTTAAAGAATCGAAGAAGATAGCATCAAATACAAAGTTCAATAATGAGTTCTCGAAAGAGATTTACGAACACACCTATAAGTATGGTGATGAAGACATCAATCAGACACAGTTACGGGTAGCCAAAGATTTGGCATCGGTAGAGGGAGATGTCGAACATTGGACAGAGAAGTTCTTATATGCCCTTGAAGATTTCAAGTTCGTTCCTGGAGGAAGGATAACATCAAATGCTGGTACGGGACTTCAGGGGACGACGCTAATTAATTGTTTTGTTGACGGGTTCGTCGGTAAGGATCAGGATTCTATGGAGGGTATTCTCGACACACTAAGGAGGCAAGCATTAATATTGAAATCTGAGGGTGGTTATGGCTTCTGTGCCGACGTAATGAGACCGAGAGGGGCATTTGTTGGTGGGATAGGAAATGAGTCCCCAGGATCGGTAAAGATGTTAGATATGTGGGACACACAATCTGAGGTCATCACTGCGGGAAGTGGTAAGAAGTCCACCCGTAAGAATGCAAAACAAAAGATAAGGAAGGGAGCGCAGATGGTGACTATGTCATGTTGGCATCCTGATATTGAGGAGTTCATCACTTCAAAACAAACACCAGGAAGACTAACGAAGTTCAATATGTCGACATTAATAACTGATGAGTTGATGGAGGCGGCGAAGACTAATAGTCCTTGGAACCTTGAGTTCCCCGACTATGAGAAACACCGAAAGGAATATAAGAACGAATGGAACGGTAACATCAAAGAGTGGAAAGCTCTGGGGTATGAGACTGTAATATATAAGACCTTCGATGATGCTAATGAGTTATGGGACGTAATAATGGAATCAACATATAACAGAAACGAACCGGGAGTATTGTTTGTGGATACTATGAACAGACTAAACAACTTATATTACGAAGAATACATCTCTGCAACTAACCCCTGTGGAGAGCAACTACTACCGATCGGTGGTGTATGTCTGTTGGGGTCATTGAATCTTACACAGTTCGTTAATACTACGGCAACAGATTGGGATTATGATAAGTTAAATAAGATTATTCCTATTGCCATAAGGTTCATGGATAACGTCAACGATAAGACTAACGTCCCACTACCGATACAGAAAAAGAATCTCCATGATAAGAGAAGAATAGGATTGGGGATATTGGGTTATGGTTCAGCACTAATGATGATGAAATTAAGATATGGTAGTGATAGGGCATTGACGTTGACTAATGAGTTGATGTCATTTATTGCCAACGCAGCATATCAGTCGTCGGCAAAACTATCACAAGAGAAGGGATCGTTTCCATTGTATGATAAAGAGAAATATATGGCTAGTAAGTTCGTCACTAATCTTTCTGAAGAAACGAAAGCATTAATGATTAAGAACGGTATGAGAAACTCTCATCTTTTGTCCATACAACCCACTGGGAACTCCTCTGTTTATGCCAACAACGTAAGTGGAGGCTTGGAGCCCATATTCTTGCCAGAGTACG